ATAAACTATGAAAAAGAAAGAAAAACAACTAGAACCACAACAAGCTGATTTCTTGGAATACTACTTAGATCCTAATAGTCCTAGTTATTCTAACGCTTATCAATCTGCATTAAGAGCTGGTTTCAAGGAAAGCTATGCTAAACAGATAAAAGCAAAGAGTAATCAATGGCTTGATGAAGGTTTAAACAGGCAAAATAAGATAGTAGAGAAGGCCGAGAAACGTTTGTTAGAATTTGTTGGGGATAGCAAGGATAAACGAGTATGTATTGACGCAACTAAATTCGCACTGAAAACACTTGGAAAGGATAGAGGATATACAGAGAAGGTAGAGATTAATAATAAGAATACAAGCATTATTATAGGGAAAGACGAACTAGATAGTATAGTTAACAAATACACCTAAATCATGGAAGTTATTGTTATATAGAGAATAACTATGGTAGCTATGGCGAAGGTAGCCACAAGTTATCAGTAAGCTCAATAGGCTCAATAAGTTCTACAAGCTCAATAATCTCTATTAACTTCAACCTATTGACTGGAAGCGTCCTGTCCCCACAGACAATCGATCGTGCTCACACGAGCGAGTATGGACGAGGAGCACACGAATCTTTAGATGAGATGCGACCACTATGGTCAAATGATAAATCGGTGAACATGCCAAGGACGAGGGGCGTCGATATCTCAAAAGATACTATTAACATATTGCAGTGTATCTGGACCGTCAGAAAGGACATTGAAAGCATATGAGAAATATTTTTTAATAATTTTTGAGATGACATTTAACTTGCTATTAGGATCAATACTGTTTATAATATGGGTAGGGTTCGTAATAAGCTTTATTTTATATGAAAACACTTAGAGAAGTACTAGAGAAGTACTAGATAAATTAAAGAAAATAAAGAAGGGATAATGGCTGATATAGCTAATGAAGAGGATGTAGAGATGTTGCGGGGGATCTTTGCTGAATCACCTGAGGCTTTTGGCAAATTCTTTTTCCCAGAGCATATTAAAAATAAAATACCTCCATTCCACAGCGAGATCTATAATATACTGACAAGCGGTAAGAAACGGATTGCAATAGCTGCACCCCGTGGTCATGCCAAAACAACAATTGTAGACCTTGTATATTTATCCTGGATGATTGTCCATAAGAAGGTAAAGTTCGTTTTATTGATATCTGATACTTATTCTCAGGCTGTATTGTTCTTAGAGACCATTAAAGCCGAGGTAGAGGATAACGAGCGTCTCAAGGCGTTCTATGGCGATCTGAAGACAGACAAATGGTCTGAAGAAGAGATTGTAGTCGGAGAGACTATGGTTAAAGCTTTAGGTGGAGGAATGAAAGTTCGTGGACTTAAATACAGACAGTCTCGTCCTGACCTTATTATCTGTGATGATTTAGAGAATGATGAACTAGTAGAGTCCAAAGAACGTAGAGAAAAACTCGAAAGGTGGTTCAATGGTGCATTGATACCTGCAACTGACAAAGAAGCTTCAGTGGTAGTTATTGGTACAATATTGCATTATGATGCTTTAATGACTAAGTTAGTCGATAAGAAGCAGTATCAAGAGTTTGAGAAGAGGATTTATAAAGCCATCGATAATGGCAAAGCATTATGGCCTGAACACCTTAATCTAGACGAGCTCGAGAAACTCCGAGCAGATTATCTAGCGAAAGGCCAAGGGTACCTCTTTTATCAGGAATACCTAAATGACCCAGTTAGTTCAGAGAATCAGAAGTTCCATATAGAGAACTTTAAATACTACGAGGAGGCAGAAATAGAGAAAAAGATGCTCAATACCTACATGATGATAGATAGGGCATACTCTACTGCTAAGACAGCTGATTTTACTGGTATAGTAATTGTAAGTGTAGATCAAGAGAATATAGGCTATATTAGGCACGCAGAACGTTTTAAGGGTTCTGAGAAAGCCTTAATAGACAAGATATTCAATCTGAGAGCGTATTTTAAACCAAAGAAGGTAGGAATAGAACAGAAAGCCTACCAATATACATTTAAACCAACCCTAGATGCAGAGATGAGAAAGAGAAGTGACTTCTTCAATGTAGAAGAACTGAAAGATCTAGGTAAATCTAAGCCAATTAGGATAGAATCACTACTACCGAGGTTCGAATCTGATAGTTTATTCTTCTTAAAGAAACAAACCGACCTAATTGACGAATTATTAACATTTCCAAAGGGCGTTCATGATGATTTAGCTGATGCACTAGCGTATTTCACGCAATTTGCACAGCCACCATACAACGCAAACATAAATAACTCATATTACCAATCATATGGCACTAGCTACAGGGCAAGAAAAACCTAAAGTCCCTAATAAGGAAGATGACAAGAAGATAGTTGATCTTGTTATGGGTGAAAAGAAGGCCTACGAAGAGTCTACTAAGTCTATTCGTGAGGAAATCAAAGAAATCTGGAATGCTATGAACGGAGAACTCTCCGCTAATGTCTATCCGTGGGAGAATCCACAATTTATACCAAAGATGCGTACTGACATATCGTTCATTACGCCTTTTATTTTTTCTGGAGACCCAGAATTAGAAGTCGAGCAGGTTGGAGACGAAGATAAGCCAGCTGCACTCGTTTATGACAAGATTTTAGACTATAGAATGAAGAGTGAACCACGAATCTTTGATGTAGCCCTATCTTGGGTGACTCAAGCTGTAGGAATGGGTACTTCTTTGTTAAAAGTCTCTTGGGAATTCAAAACTAAGAAGGTAAAAGGCCAAACTTATGAGAAACCAACGACTGATGCACCTAAATATGAGGTTCCTAACATCCTAGACATCTATGTGAACCCTCTAATTGCCGAAATCAAAGACCAAAAGTCTGTTATTGAGAGAATTTCGATGTCTATAGAACAAATTAAGGCCACTCCTCACTTTAATAAAAACAAAACTAAGGTCAAAGCTAAGAAAAACTCTAATGATGACAATGAATATAACTCAGGAAGTCTAGATGACACTGATTTAGAGAACACAGATGACCTAGATAACGAATTTAAGGTTGTAGATGTCTACGAAAGATGGACTGACGACCGAATTATAACGATTGCAGACGGCCAAGAAGGCATGGTTCTTCGTGATGCACCAAATCCTTATGGATTTATCCCATATGTTAAGTTTGTTTTCGAACAAGTAGTCATTCCTAATCGTTTTTATGGTAATGGTACTGGTCAAAACACTATAGGACTCCAAGAAATGTATTATGACCTCTTCAACTTGGTAATGTTGAACATGAAAATCATTGTTAACAAGATGTGGAGAGTTGATCCAGGCTCAAGAGTAAATCCAGATGATTTAATTGCTCGTCCAGGTGGAACAGTTAGAGCAAACGAAGACGAAGCTGCTCCAATTGAACAATCAGATATTAAAGATTCAGCATTTTCTATGCTAGGTCTTATTTCAGACGAAGCTAAGGCAGCCAGTGGGGCCACAGACGTCGTACAAGGATCACCAGCGTCTCGAACGTTCGGTCAAGACCAATTAGCTATGGATAACGCTTCGAACCGTTACGAGCTCGTACGGAGACGATTAAAGAATTGTCTAGGTAAGGTAGGTTGGATGACATTAAAGTTAGAAGTAATGAATCTTCAAAGTCCAGACGCTCCTATCATGAAGATATTCTTACCAGCAGAGAGAGAAGCTATATTTGAATTTATCAAAGAGGATTCTCAAAATCTTGCAGCTAATGTTAAAGTCAGGGGAGATACAATAGTAGCTACTAACAAAGACATCCTAGCTAAACAAATGCTAGATATGTTCAACTTAGTAGGCCCATCTCTATCTATGCAAGAACAACGAGTGTTCGCTAGAGAACTTGCTAGGCTAAAGGGTATCACTAACATTGATGAATACATCCCACAAATGCCAGACCAACAAATTGTTAGAAAAGAAGAAGCTGAGGTATCAGGAATGGAAGCTAATAACGAAGCTACTATCGCAGGAACCCAACAACAACAGATGCAACAAGGACCACCGCAACAACAGACTATGGAATCACAAGGAAATGAATTAGATGGTAACGCCTTACCAGAGATAGGCGGAGGAGCTAATATAATTAACGAACAAACATATGGGGGAATCGAACCAACTTACTAGAGAGCAGAAGCTATCAAGAGATTTTGAGGAATTATTGAGTGTTGGTCAGATGATCAAGAATCCACTATTCCAGAAATATTTCATGGTACCGATGGTAGAAGAGAGAACTAAAGTAAAGAATGCTTATGACTGCGAGGCACTGAAAGACTTATATTTCCAGAAAGGTAAGAAGAACGGGCTACAAACATTCTTTGATATACCAGACAAAATAAATCAAGACGCAAAGTTCATTAAAAAAAGACTAGATGATTTAGAAAGAGGAGCTTAAGGCTCTTCCTCTAAGGTATTTAGTCGAGTACCTACTTTCGGGAAGGATAATTAGACCGATCGTACGTTAAAAATTCAAACAACATGGATAATAACGAACAAACACAAGAACCCGTAGGGGATGCTGACGTTACAGCCTCTCAGGATAATTCTGGTGACGTTACCCAGACTGCTGAAACAGTCGTCGAACCTACTAACGAAGGTGTAGAGGACAAAGTGGCAGCAGTAGAAGGCAACCCTTGGGATAATGACCCCAAATTTAAAGGAAAAAGTCCTGCAGACGTCTATAATAGTTACAAGGAAGTTGAAAAACTTACTGGAGAACTTGGTAACAAAGCTAAGATCGCTACTATGCTAGAAGAGAAGTATGGAATGAATTCCAAACAAATTGAGGCCATGATTCAACAAGAGGCTAATCAGAGGGAACAACAACAGATGCAGAAAGATCCAGGCGGGTATGCTTTAGAGCAAACCGAACAACTGAGAGATAAGGTTCGAATGATGGAAGAGGAAAAGGCATTAGATTCATTTATTGATTCTAAACCTGAGTACAAATCCTTCAGAGACAAGATCTTAAGGATTGGATTAACTGCTGAAACTGACAAGCCCTATGATCAAATAGCTGAAGAGTATTTTGGTGGTTCTATCACTGAGATACAGAGGGATGCCTACAACCGAATCGAAACGAAACAACAAACACAGGCGACTGGTGTATCAGCCGCAGCTCCGAAAGGTGCCCCCTCCGAAGATGATATGGCTAACATGTCCTCCAAAGAGCTAGAGGCAATCCTTCCGCATGCTCCGTCCGAATAGACCTAATCGTCTGCCAAATGTATGGAAACTGTATCCTCAACAACCGTCCTAACTACTCCTGGAAACCTGACTAGTACGATGCAAATCTACTATGATCGAGTTTTCTTGGAGAGAAGTATGATGGCAAAGAGATATGATTACCTAGCAGGAAGCAAGAAAGTCCCAAAGAATTCTGGTAAAGTAGTTTACTTTAATAGAATGACTGCATATACTCCAACAACTACTGCATTAACTGAAGGTGCAACACCAACTGGTGTTAATTCAACTTCAAGTATTGTATCTGGAACATTGGCTTCATATGGTTCATTCGAACAAATTTCAACTCTATTCCAAATGACTTCAATTGATGCAGGTTTGAAAGAACTTACAGAAAATTTCGGTCAATTTGCTGGAGAATCAATGGACACTTACTTGCGAAATATTATGTTTGCAGGAGCAACTGAACAGTTCGCAGGTAGCAATACCAAGCTAACTGGAATCGCTACTTCTAACGTATTATCAGTTACTGAATTGCGTAAAGCAGTTCTAACTCTTAAGACTAACAAAGCTCCTACGTTTGAAAGTGGCATGTATAGGGGAGTAATCTCTGCACATGGTATTTACAACTTGCAAGGTGACACTACAGCTGGAAATTGGCTTACTGTTAACGCTGCTACTTCTCGACAGAATTCTGAAGAGATTAAGCGGGGTTATATTGGTAGAATTGCTGGAATTGACTTAGTTGAATCCAACAACGAACTAACACAGGCAAGCACAACAACTGTATACTCCAACTTTATCGCTGGTAAAGGTGCTGTAGCAGAAGTTGATATTTCTGGAAGTGGACAATCACACATTATTGTTAAGAAACCTGGATCTACATCTACTGACAATCCGTTAGATATGTACTCTACTGTTGGTTGGAAAGTGAAAGCTTACACAGCCGTAGTATTGAATGGAGACTGGTTGATTGACATCCAATGTGGAACATCGTAGAAAACTGAATAATTAAACAAAACTAATTTTTTGTTCCTTTGGGCTAGCAGGTCACTCCGCATAGCCCAAAAAGGAGTGATGACAAAATAATGAAAATTATAGGAAAGAGAGTACTTTTAAAAACTGAGAAAGAGTATATGAAGGGACCTGATAAAAAGGTCATGGTAGATGAGAATGGTAGAGAGATGTATGACTTCAAACGAGAGGCATTAGTAATGCAGAGTAATATGGAAGGCGTCAAAAAGGGAGATGTAGTTTACTTCAACCCTTATGGAGCTGTAAAAATAGACTCTCAAGAGACTAAGAAGGTCTTGGTACTAGTTGTAGACGCTCGAGAAGTCTGTGCAATCGTATGATAAATAATGAAAGATTTGAGGCCTTAGCTGATGAGCTAGGCTTTGAAGTAACCAACATCTATAACCGACCTGATATCCGCTCTGTAAAATTCCACAAACGCCACATTATGACCATACCTACCAAGATGTTTGATGTTAAGAAGCCTCAATATAAGGATCTTAATGGCACCACGCATCCTAACTACGCTGAATGTGAGTCTCGCTTAAAGCAAGCTTACGTTGAATGTAACAAGGTAAGGAAGTATTGGGACGTTGAAGAGTTTGATAGACAGAATTGTGTCCATAATTATGCATAAAATATTAGGATTGAGTACAGATTGGAATAGACTAAACACCGATGGGAGCTATAGTGGCTCTGGTTGGTACAGAATCTATAACCCATTAGAAAAACTAGGTGCAGAAATATTTCAGAAAGAAAATATCGGTGGAGTAGCTCAAGCTGTTAGGATGAAAGATAAAGGAGACATTTGGATGTTTAAACCAACTGACTCTGAAGGCATAGATGACTTGATATTCGCTGCTAAGGAAATCACTGGTGCTAAACTAGTAATGGATTTAGACGATGACCCTGTTAATCTTGACCCTGAACACCCTGACTATGAGGACATCAAGAAGAAAGCGATAACAGTACAGAGTGAAGTCGCAATGGCTGATCATGTAATTGTTACTACTGAACCACTAAAACAAGCCATTTCTGACCTTAATAAAAATGTTACAGTTATACCTAACGCTATAGACCCTGAAATATGGAAGTTCAAGAACGCTATACATGTTGACAAGAAGATTAGAGTTGGGTGGATAGCTTCTGGATCACATATGGTAGACCTACCGATTATCCACGAGGTGATGCAAGAGATTCTAGCCAAATATCCTCATGTAGAGTTCCATATGGCTGGTATAACTCCTGAAGAGATTAACGAAGGCAATGCACATCATCATGTTGGTACGAAAGGATACAAAGATTTCCCTAAATGGTATGCAGGACAAGGATATGATATAGCAGTAGCACCTCTAAAAGACTCCAAATTCGCAAGAGCTAAGTCTAATATTAAGTGGATGGAAGCAGCAATGTTAGGAATCCCCTGCGTAGCTAGCAAGACATACCCTTATGAGACATCCATAGAGCACGGGAAGACTGGTTATTTAGTTGATTCTAAATCCCAATGGGTCAAGCACCTTAGTTGGTTGATAGAAAGCAAGACAAAGAGAGAAATGATTGGAGCTGCAGCTAAAAAAGAAGTCCTAGCTAAGTACACCATTGATAAACAGTTACCTAAATATAAAGAAGTATTCGATAAAATAATGAAAAAACAGAACATTACAGTCTATAAGGTCATTACTGGAGGAAAAGATAAGCTAAAAGAAGCTAAATTCCCTGATGATGCAAACTATATCTGCTACACTGATCAAGATACTGAGAGCAAGACATGGGATATTAGACCAGTAAAGGATTTATTCAAGAATGCTAGAAGAAACTCCAGAATATATAAGCTGATGCCTCACAAATTCTTTGATACCCAATACACTGTATATCTAGATGGTAATATCGAACTGCTAGTCTCACCTACTGAATTAGTTAAGACATGGTTGAAAAAACATGATATGGCAGCGTTCAAACATCCAGGACGATCAAACATCTATGACGAAGCAGACGTCTGCATATCATACGGTTATGGCGAACCTGATGAATTACTCGAACAGACACGTGAATACGCTAAGGACGGCATTTCAAAGGACACAGGGCTATGTGAGTGTGGAGTTCTAGTAAGACGAAACAAGAAGAATGTAAACGAAGCTAACGAAAGATGGTGGTGTGAGTATTGCAGACATTCAGAGAGAGACCAGATTAGTTTTCCAGTAGCATTTGATTTAAAAACACTCAATCAGATTGAACCGCATGTTCATGAACACCCTTGGTTTAAATTCGTAAGACACGAAAAATGAAAATAGCATTCATACATGGAGACCCACAACCATGGGCAACAACTCATAGATGTAACGCATTGAAGAAAAGATGGACAGACGACGAAGTAGACCTTTATTATGTGTTCGATGTAGTAAATAATGGTTTAACATTAGATGAATACGACATCATTCAGATACAATATAGTGGAGGAATAACAATGTTGAAGGATTTAGTCAATAGAAACGGACATAAATGCTTTGGAATGGTAGCCTCTCAGATGATGTTCGACTGGCATTACGATAAGAAACAGGACGTTATAGATGTATTAGGTGGTTGTAAGGCGATAATAGCTCAGAATCCAAGATTACAGGAACAGACTAAGGAGTTACTAGGCAAAGACAACGTATACTACATTCCTAACGGAGTAGACGAGGAGTTATTCAAGCCTGATAATCATTTCGTAGTAGGTTTCGTAGGTAATAAGAAAGTCAGCACAGTAGATCACAAGGGATACGAGGTAGTAAAGCAAGCCTGTAATGAATTAGACGTTAGTTTGATAGAAATAAAAGACAATTACCCTAAAGGATTGAAAACTCATGAGGAAGTCAGAGACTTTTACAAGAGAATCGACTGTTTAGCAGTATTATCTAACGGAGAGGGATGCAACAACCCAACATTAGAGTGTTTATCCATGAATATACCAGTAATTTTCACTGATCAAGGAATATCACAAGAATTAGAAGCAAGAGGATTGTATATGATCAACAGAGATGTAGAGGAATGCAAGGAAGTTCTAAGACATTTGGTTCCAAGACTAAATATCATAGAGAACTACACTTGGGACAAGATAGCTAAACAATATAAAGATTTATATGTGCGGTATACTGGTATACAAGAAGAAGGGTAATAACAAATACATTGGGAACAGAGGGCCAGACTCGAAAGACGAGTTGAAGAAAGGCGAGTTCACCTTTGTGCATAGTTTGTTATCAATAACTGGTTCATTTACAAAACAACCACTTGTTGATGGAAACATAGTTTGTTTGTTTAACGGGGAGATATACGACAGAAAATTCGTAGAAAGCGATGGTGAGGTCATCATTCCGTTGTACAAGAAATATGGGGGTAATTTTGCACAACATTTGAATGGGGAATTTGCCATAGCTCTTTATGATTTCGATAAGAAAGAGGTTATATTCGCAACTGATACGTTTGGTACTAAACCCTTATGGGTTAATGGTATCGAATGTGGTTCACTAGAGTCAGGTGTCGGTGGCGAAAGGCTACAGCCTAATACCATACTGGTAAAAGACTTTAGCGATAAAATAATCAATGAGTACAATACTCATACATTCGATTTCGATAACCAAACAAAAGAGAGCTATGATGACTGGTGTACAGCATTTGATAAGGCAGTAGAGAAAAGATTAACTCTGCACTGCTTTATAGGTCTATCCTCAGGATATGATTCAGGAGCAATAGATTGTTCCTTGAAAAAACTAGGAAGTCCACACAAAAGCTATTCAGTCATTAACAACGAGAATCCTGAGGTTCTAATGAAAAGGAACCCAGACGAATTGATAGCACTTAATCAGGAACTGTTAGATCAGTCAGAAAAGGTCTTGAAAGACCACGCAGATGACTATTCTTATGAACGTGCTGACGGTAGTGTGTTTAAGGATGGTTCTTCTAAAGGTCTAACCTATATCTGTAACCGAGCAATGCACGAAGGAAAGAAAGTATATATATCAGGACAAGGAGCAGATGAAATCTACGGAGATTACAAGATGTATCCAGGACAGAGCAACTTCCACAACAACGTTACAGATAAGAGATGGGCGTTAGGTCACAAACTAGGATTCCCAGATGATCTGAAAGAATGGAAGAATTTTAGAGGAGATATGAACAGAGATTACATCATGAAAGAAGAATTAGTCAGCGGGGCATTCGGTAAAGAAGGACGATACCCATTTCTAGACAAAGATGTAGTCCAAGAGTTTCTCTGGTTAACTCCAGAGCTAAAGAACAAAAATTATAAGGCACCCATAGAATACTATCTAACTAAAAACAAATATCCTTTCAAGAAAGATGAGAAGAGAGGATTTAATCCAACACAACAATATGCCGTTTAAAGAGCCATTAACAGAAAAAGAAATAGCAGAGGATGTTTACGTAGCTCCTGAAAAGGTAGAGACTAAAGGTGTCACTGAAAAGACTGGAGATGAAGAAACGGCCAAAGACTCTAATTCAGAAGAGGATAAAGACTATGAGATTTGGGAAGGTTTAAATAATAAAAAATATGTTGCAGAACTATTTGACGCTCATGAGATAGCTGATGAGTTTGATACTAAAATGCAACTTTCTAAAATAGACAAATATGTTAAAAATGAAATTGAAACTAGGAATTTCGCAAAGACGAAGAAAAATTATGATTCGATCATTGCGGAGATTGAAACGCAAATTGATTCATCTCGTCTTGAGACCTATAGTAGAATCCAAAGAATCGTCGGATACATCGGAGTCCTAAACAAACTAAACCACATTAATAATCTTAAGAAAGAATATGTCCTTCATTGATGCACTAAATAGAATGGTAGGGAAAGTAAACGCTGAACCTGTTAGAAGACCAGAGCCTGCTTTCAACGAGGAAGAATTTAGAAGAAACTATAGAGCACAGATAGAAGCAGATTATAAAAGGACACAAGCAGCTATGGTTCCTGATGGGACTCCAACACAGAGGCCACAACCTAGAGAAGGCCAATACAAACCAGATGAAAAAGCAAAGGTTGGAGCAACTGTTATGGGCGAGGCAGGACTTGAAGGCAGGGACGGGCTTAAAGCAGTATTTAATACTATCCAAAATAGGAGTAGAGAAAAGCAAATGGGATGGGACGATGTATTAGACACTTACCAATACGATGCTTATAGGCAAAAAACTCCAGAATATAGAAGAAACTACGCAGCTATTAAAGGAGATGATAGTGGAATAGGAACTAAAGAAAAAGAACTACTTGAATATGTTCTTGGTTTGATGGACAACAATGCAAAAGACATCACAGGAGGGGCTACTCATTTCTTGAACCCAGAGGTTACAAAACAAATAAGTAGCACTGGAGAATTACCCGACTGGTATGACCCAAAGAAAGTAACCTATAGTTCTCCTAATCATCAATTTTTAAATAACATACAATACTAAGAATATGGCTTACACTAAAAGCACATTTGGGGACATTCAGCTATCTGTAGCTTACCGATATGGTGAGACTGCATTGCCAGACAGTGGCGATGACAACAGAAAGTTTTGGATCAATAAGGGAATAGAATACTGCATCAATCAGATGAAACTCAGAAAGACTACTAATGTTGTAGTAGCCTCTGGAGAAGTAGCTCTTGATGATGACTTCAAGGTGTTCACAGAGTTAAGAAATAGTGGCAACGCACCTATAGCTTTAACGCCTGAGAAGGATTACAACGCTTACAGTGACTCAATGCTTGTATGTGCTGTAACTGGTAATTATTCCATAGGGCATACCTTAAAGGTAAAGGTAGATGGAACATACGCCTTAACGTATGAATTCTTTCCAGCAAAGATGGTAGACCTAACAGATATCTGCGTTATACCTGATATGGAAGCTGTAGCTGCCTACGCATACGCTATGCTTAGAAAGTCAGAGACTGATCCTCTAGAAGATGCTGAAATAAATATACGAGAGGCTGACAATAGGATTGCAGAGATGAACAGAGATCTAGGTGTCAATGATGGGGACTTAAGATTTAAACCACTATTCTAATGGCTAAAAAAACAAAGGCATTCAAATATGACGATCTAGGTAAAGGAATAAACACCTTTACTCGTGATACGATGATCAAAGAGAACGAGACTTACGTTGCCTCTAATGTTTGGGCTACAGGTAAAAACTCGATCAAGAAACGAGATGGTACTGAATTACTATGCACTATTGCAGGAGTAAGCCAGATAGATGGCATGGGAACGTATTACAATGGTACTACCAAGGAGCTTCTAGCTATGGCTGGAGGTAAGCTTTATAAAGTTCATTCAGGGACTGCAGTTCAGGTTGGTTCAACTACTTGGACTTCTGGTCTGAGAACAGACTTTGTACAAGCTGGTGCCAAGGTATATATCTCTAATGGTACTGACGTAATGAGAGACTATAACGGAACTATCATAGCTGACACTATCGGAGGAGTCATAGGAAAGAACATGATCTACTACAAGAACTCCTTATGGTTGATAGGATACGCTGCAGACACCACAGAGCTCTATAGGAGCGGTGCTGATAACAATATTGGCAACTTTACCTACACAGACAAATCAGACGTCTCAGGGACAACTACAGCGACTACAGCTAGCAAGCTAGTAGATTCAGCAGCTAACTTCACTACTGCTACGATCGAAGTAGGACAAAAGGTATACAACTCTACTGATAGCACTGAGGCTGAAGTTACAGCTATAGATTCAACAACGACTCTTTCAATATCGGCTGACATATTCGCTTCAGGAGAAGGATACATTGTGCTAGGTAATATCGTAGCTAATTCAGTATATGTTTCTAGAAATGATGGACAAGCTATCAAGGGAATGTTCAAGCATCAAGATTATCTTTACGTTGTAAAAGAAAGGTCGATGTATAGGGCTACCCAACTTACTGATGAAGATGCAACAATCTATGTTGCTTTAGTAGACCCTTCTAGAGGTACTGCTGCTCATGCTTCGATTGATACAGTGGACAATGATAACTTCATGTTTAATGAGACAGGAGTTTATGCTACAGGATACGAACCTAATTTATCAGATGTTCGAACTAATATAGTTTCCTTAAGAATAGACAAAGACCTACAGAAGATTCAGAAGTCTAGACTAGACGACGTAGTAGCTATGTACTTTGATAATCATTACTACCTATCAACTACTTCTGGTGGATCAACTTACAATGATATAACTTTTGTATACGACAGACAGAGACTTGGTTGGTGGAAATTTGATAGAGGAGCTAACTGTTTCTCAGAATATCAAAACACATTAGGAACTACTTACCTTTATATGGGATCTCCTAATGATGGAAAGATCAGTTATTTCAAGAAAGATAGCTTAAATGATGATGGTGTCGGTATAACATCGAAATGGCTATCCCCTAAATATTCCTTTGATGACTACGTTCAACAGAAGTTCTTCCACCATATAGTTCTATATATGGGAAGTGTTAGAGGACAAATAACCATTACAGTTTACGTAGATGGTCAGCTCCACAAGATAAAAGAACAGACAATCGGATCAGAAGGAGGCGGTGGAGTAGGAACATCAAGCATAGGTGTACCAGCAATCGGTGTAGAAACATCATCAGCAGGAGATGCAGCCGTAGGAGAAACTTCGGATTTAATAAAAATACCAATCAATAAAATGGGGAGGAACATCCAAGTAGAGATAACAGATTTAATAGTTAATAAGACTTGGGAGCTGAATGCGATAGAAGGGATGTTCACTGAAATTAATAAAATGTATGTTAAAACAACTTAATTAAAAACTATGTCAATAAACCACGAGGACAATTTTGAAACAACAGTAAAAACACCTGGATCAGCGGCTTCCTCAGTCACCACTCCAGTAACGGACATTCCTACAGTGGATGCCCCGTATAACCTTACGCTAGACGCTGATAACGCTAACGCTCATTATGAGGTTGTGCTAGTAATTTCAGACGCAGCTAATGAGATCACTCATGCTGCTTCAACCTATGCTCATTCAGCAGGAGAGGTAGTTAGAATGACTTTACCTTCTTCAGAGATCAACCCTACGATAACAACTGCAACAGACGCAGCTACAGTCACATTCAATCTAGGAACTTCAATGCAACAGGTTACTCTAGGCGGAAACAGAACACTAGCACTGAGTAATCCAACTGCAGGACAGACTTTCACAATAAGACTAATTCAAGACGGAACAGGTTCAAGAACTGTAACTTGGTTCACTACTATTAAATGGGCAGAAGGAGTAACTCCTACATTAACAACAACTGCTTCTAAGACTGATGTATTCGGATTTATCTGCACAAGTGCTGGAAACTACGATGGATTTATAATTGGACAAAACTTATAATATGGAATTA